ATAAACGGTGTAGGATTTGACGGAACACAAAATATTGATATTACTGCTCCTACAACACACAACCTAACTGCAGGCAACTATATTGCAGGTAATGACTTTAACGGAAGTGCAACAACAAATTGGTCAGTTGATGCAACGTCAGTAAATACAATAGGAAAAGTTGTAGCAAGAAACTCCAGTGGAGGTTTCAGTGCAGGTTTGATAACTGCTGATCTAGAAGGAGACGTAACAGGTAACGTAACAGCAGCATCTGGAACATCAAGATTTGATGTAGTTGAAGCAAATACGTTTATAGGCGCAACTCTAACAGGTAATGCGTTTAGTGCAACAAAATTAAGAACAGCAAGAGATATTAACGGTGTACCTTTTGATGGACTTACTGATGTAACAGTTCCAGCAAGTGCAAGAACACTTACTGATACTGCACTTGCAGCAAACGTTGTAACTTCTCAATTAGAAAGCGTAGGCGCACTTACAAGTCTAGTAGTAAACGGTACAATTACTGTAAGCACTAACCATACAATTGCAGCAGGCGGTGCTGGCTCAACTACAACAGCAACACGTTTAATGAGATTAATTGCAGACGACGGCACAAACACTTCAGTAGTTGATTTAATCTCACCAGATAGTTCAGTATCATCAGGATATGGACCAAAAGGTGCAATTATTCCTAATGTAGATGAAGCACTAGACCTTGGTAAAAGTACTAAAAGATTTGACAATGTTCACGCAAACACATTCAATGGTGCGTTAGTTGGTAATGCAGATACAGCCACTTCGGCAACAACCGCTACCAACATCGCTGGCGGAGCCGCAGGCTCCGTTGCTTACCAGACTGCGTCTGGCGCAACTGCGTTGCTTCCTATCGGAGCGGCTAACCAAGTGCTTAAATCCACAGGTACAACAGTACAATGGGGTGCACCTAGTTTAGCAGAGATTATTTCAGGCAATTATATCACAGGAAGTAATTACGATGGATTGTCAACACAAACTTGGGCAGTTGATGCAGCCACAGCAAACACTGCCAGTAAGGTTGTAGCAAGAGATAGCAGCGGAAATTTTGCAGCAGGCACAATTACTGCATCATTATCAGGAAATGCAACAACAGCAACAACAGCAGATACACTAAGCGGTAGCAGAACAATTAACGGTGTTGTATTTGATAACAGTGGCAACATCACAGTAACAGCAACAGATCCAAACGCAGTTGCTAAAGCAGGCAGCACAATGACAGGTAGGTTAACACTGTCAGCAGATCCTACAAGTTCAATGCATGCTGCTACAAAACAATATGTTGATGCTAGTTCTGGATATACAATTGTTTCAGGATCATCGTCAGCAGTAGGTTACACTAACCAAGTAGGTAGTTTTAATAATGGATCTAACTACTTTGATGTGTATCCACCGTCAGGAAAATCTATGAGCAACCTAATAGCATTTATTCCATCAATAAGAACTATTCATTATGCAGGTGGTGTAGATGGCAATGATAGTTTAAGATGTACTTACACATATTTGAGTAATAGAATAAGAGTATACGTACAAAACACAGAACAAAGAAGCAAACCTGCGGCTAATTACTTAGGAGTATGGGGTTAATATGAAATATATCTGTATAGAAGCCGGCGAAGTAACATCATTAATGAGTTATGAACCTGAAGTACCATCAGGTGTAACTGTTGTTGAAATAACTGATGAAAAGGCTGATCAACTAGAAGCAGGAACACATATTTTTGATGTTCCAACGCAGAGTGTTACACTCAAAACAGAACAGGTTATTAGACGTGAAAACACAATTGAATCTAATGGTCAAGAGAGAGAATTTTTAAATTCAACAGACTGGAAGGTATTACGTCATATTAGGCAAAAACACCTTGGTATTGCTACAACTTTAACTGAAGAACAATACACAGAACTTGAAAATCAACGAGAAGCAGCAGCCCAGAGAGTTGTTGATATTGAATAAATATAGTTACAAACTAGGAAAAATACATGGCATATCAAGTAGATAAATTTAACGGAACTTTTTTAACATCTGTAGCGGATGGTACTATTGATACAACCACAGATTTAAGATTTGTTGGTAAAAATTATGCTGGATATGGTGAAGTACAAAACGAAAATTTCTTACACATACTTGAAAACTTTGCCAATACTACTGCTCCTCCTAAAGCAATTGAAGGACAGGTTTGGTATGATAGCGGAAACAAAAAATTAAAATTTTACGATGGCACAAAATTTAAATCAGCATCAGGTGCTGAAATAAGTGCAACTGCACCAGGCGGATTAGGCATAGGTGATTTTTGGTGGGATACATCAGCAAAACAAATGTATGCTTATGATGGCGGTTCATTTATTTTAATAGGTCCTGAAGCAAGTCCAGACTTAGGTACAAGTGGTGTTGTAGCACAAGTTGTAAAAGACAGCGGTAATGCAAACCATTCTATACTTAAAGTTTTAGCAGGTGGAAAAACTGTTGCCATTGCATCACAAACAGCATTTACATTAAACAGTTCAGTAAATCCAATTGTTGACTTTACAGCAATCAAAAAAGGATTAACACTTGCAAATACAGACACGAATGGAATTAGTGCAAGTGATTATGTGTATTGGGGAACATCTTCAAATGCATTAAGACTTGGTGGATTACAAGCAAGCGATTATATTACTAAAGGTACAGTTGAATTTACAAGCACTGTATTATATGATGACCCAGGATTTAAAGTTGGTGATCAAAGAGATTTACATATATTTGTAAACAGTGCTGACGAACCTAGAATTAATAGTTTGTTAGGAAACCCAATTGACTTAGTTGTTACAGATGGCGGTGTTGATTATAAAACTGTACAAGTAACTTTATCATCTTTACGTCCAGGTACAAGTGCAACATTTGATTTAGGTGAGTCTACGTATAAATGGAAAGACATCTATGCACAAACTATTACAGCAAATTTAACAGGTAATGTTACAGGTGACGTTACAGGTACAGTTAAAGGAAATGTACTTGCTAATGACACACAGGTAATGATTAATGCATCAACTAAAGAAATTGGTTATACAGGTGCACAACTTGTAGGAACACTAGTTGGTAACGTAAGTGGTAACGTAACAGGAACTGCTTCTAATGCAAACAACCTTAACAATATTGCTCCGTCAATTGGAATACCTAGTCCATTAGTTACAACTATTCCAGTTAGAGATGTAAATGGAGATATCACAGCAAATCAATTTATAGGTATAGCAGACAACGCAGATAAACTTGCTGTTGATGGTACTTATAGAGTTGCTGATACAGATCCAGTAGCAAGTACAGTAGCAGCAAGAGATAGTGCAGGTAACTTAGAGGCTGTATTATTTGAGGGAACTGCAACTTCAGCAAGATACGCTGACTTAGCAGAAAAATATTTAACAGATAAAAATTATGAAGATGGAACAGTTGTCAGTGTTGGCGGTCCACAAGAAGTAACAGCCGCTAAAGAAGGTGATAGAGCATTAGGTGTTATATCTCCAAGTCCAGCATACATGATGAATGCACATTTAGCAGGCGGACAATTTGTTGCATTAAAAGGTAGATTACAAGTTAATGTTATAGGTGCAGTAAACAAAGGCGACAGATTAGTTGCAACTGATAATGGTTGTGCTAAATCATCAGCAAGTAGTGCAGACGTTTTTGGAATAGCATTAGAAAGCAGTACTGAAGTAGGCGTCAAAAAAGTTGAAGCGGTAGTTTTATAATGGCCAACATTAAAGCCAGTGACATAAACACAATCAGACAAAAAATTACTGATGTCCTAGGTACAGGTGCTACAACTTTTGGCTATGGCCAAACAGTTTATAGTTCTGCTATTACAGCAGGAACAATAATTCAAAAATCTCAATGGGATGCTGTAAGATTTGATATTGTAAATGCTTACGTTCATCAAACAGGTAATAGTCCAAGTGCAATTACTGTTAGCACAGGAGATACTATAAATGATGATGCAAGTGGTGCATATCAAAACTACGATTATTTTGCTGACGTATTAAGAAACAATAGATTCGATGTTGCTACAGGACAATTTACCCAAACTTCAATTGGTACTAACCTAACAACAGCAACTTGGAATAGCACAGCAACTTGTACTATTACAATTGATTTTGCATCTGCAGAAGACGGTAGACACTTTTTTAATAGTGGCGGAGCAATTAGAATAGAAACAAGTCATGTTAATGGAACTTCAGCGCAAGCAGGCGCTTGGTCAACTATGTTAGCATCAATTGCCCCACAAGATTTTGCAGGCGATTTAATAGCATCAACTGGATATTACACATTAACTAATTCATTTCAAACATATTTTTCAAATGCAGCAAGCACACCGTATAGTGGAAACACGTATAATCTCAAAGCAAAATGTGATGTTGCAAATAATAGTGCAGGAACAGCCACGCAGGTAGTAATACAAGTAAATTTAGCAGATACATATGTAGATCCAGGATCACCGCCTCCAGGTGATTTAGTAGACGGTAAATTAACAATAGATGTAAACAAAATACAAGCAGCAGGAACATTAGCACCATCAGGCATCTTTGCAGTTACTGGTCCAAGCAGTACTACTGTTTCAGCAATTAGTGTAGCATAACTCTGCTATTATAAATACTTGTGAGGTAAAAAATGGCAGGTGTAAACCAAAAAATCAGAAAAGTTGACTATAACAGTGTCCAAAGTGATATTGATAGTATCTTAGGTACAGGTACTAGTAATTTTGGATATGGACAGCCTGTTTTAAGCAACCAAGTTGATGAATCTAATTCAGTTACTGTAAACGAATACGCAGCACTACGTTTTGATATAATCAACGCTTACAAACATTTATTTAATAGTTTACCACCTGATGTAGATGCACAAACAATTGGCGCAACAGTAAGGTTTGATAGTGCACCACCAGATGCTGCACCTATAGGTTATTGGGCAAGTGTAGTAAATTCTATAAGTACAAACAGACTAGCATTAGCAGTTAGTGGACAACGTGTAACAGTAAATCACGGAACAACAAATTTTAGTAGTGCATGGGGTTCATCAGCACCTTTAGGTTCACCGTCGCCACAATTATCATGCCAAGTTGATGTTGAATGGACTACTAGTGAACAAGCAAGACACTTTTTTAACGCAGGCGGCAGTATACAATTTACAAGTACAAGAACAGGCGGAAGTTCATCTGCACAAAATACAAGTTGGACAACTTTATTAAGTACTGCTGGTACAAGAATATTTGGAGGCAATACTCCTGGAACAGGAACAACACCATCTAATGGACAAAATTGGTTTAGAGCAAGAAGCACAGCAGATGCATGGAGTACTTCTACTGCATCAAGTCCTTACGCATTAAATGAATTTAAAATTACAGTACAAACAAATGATTCACCCACAGTATCTAGTAACAGTGCAGGCTCTTCAAGAAAATTAAGATTCGTCCTATATTGGCTTGACAATCACTTTCCACTTGGAGGAGACTCAGATTCAGGAACTCCTATACAATCAGGACCACTAGGACCGGATACAGTAGATGGTACTATTTCACTCACAGTACAAACAGTCAAAGCATCAGGCGTTTTGGAACCAACAGCCTCTGGAAACTTTGAAGTATCAACACCTACTGTAACAATTGGTTCAATTGTAAACTAATAAATTTTTCACCCCAACACAACTACCGATAAATAATATGCTACTATAATAAATAGGAGATATTATGCAGGAACACTTAGATAAAGCACTTGAGTTTGCTAATTATAGGCAAACATTTGCTATCCAAAGAAAAACACTAAAAGAAAAAATTGATGCACAGTTAACCTACGGAGTTAATGGTGGCATATTTAAAATTGACAGATCATTATTAAACTTTGTTGAAATGTTAATTTTTAAATCTAGAAGAGAAAATGTAGTTCTACTTGATAAGAACGACAACCCGATATTAATTGAAGATTTAACAAAATTTAGAGATGAAATATTTGATAGGTACTTTTCAGCAACCTTTGCATATTTGGAAGAATACCAAAAAATTAAAAAGGCAAGATCTGTAGAAACAATATTGGAAGTTTAATGAGCAAAGGTGTAATAATATTTGCTCACAATAATCGGCAGATTGATTATATCCGCATGAGCATACTTGCGGCAAAATTAGCAAATAAGAATTTACAAGTTCCTGTATCACTAGTTACTGATCCATCTACAATTGATTGGATGAAAGAGTCTAATATTGAAAAAACAATAACTGAAACATTCGATAATATTATTATAACAGAAAGACCAGACGATACAAATAATGTAAAAAATTACAATGATGGAAAATATAAAGTGCATGCTCCTTTCAATAACGGTAATAGAGGTAGTGTTTGGGATCTTACACCTTACGATAGAACGTTGATGATAGATAGTGACTACCTTACTTTGACAGATACATTATCTAACTATTGGGATGTAGACGAAGATTTATTAATAAGTCCTAAGTATAATGATATACAAGGTGTCGAAAGAATAGGATATCTTGATACACATATCTCAGAAACAAGTATAGATATGTTATGGGCAACAACTGTAATGTTTACAAAAAATGAAACTACTAAAATATTTTTTGACTTAGTTGCACATGTAAAAGAAAAATATAAAATGTACAGCGATATCTATAGATTTAATCCAATTGTTTTTAGAAACGATATTGCATTTAGTATTGCAAAACACATAATGAATGGCTATCAAAATATAGACGAACCTAACTTACCTGATATTTTTTCAACAGCAGACAAAGATATTTTAGTTGATGTTTCTAACGAAAGATTAAAATTTTTAATTGCACAAATTAACAGTGACAATTATGTCGCTACTAGTGTGTGCAATAAAGATGTGCATGTAATGAATAAGTTTAGCATTATGAGAAACTATGATAACCTTATGGAGTTGGCACAATGACGTTTGGATATTTAATTATTGTTAATGATACTGATACATCTAACTATACTAAATTAGCATATACCCTTGCATTAAGTATCAAGAACACACAGAAAGAAGGTTTTGATAAAGTAGCATTAGTTATAAATGATAAAACAAAAGTAGAAAGTTATACTTCAACTTGGGTATTTGATGAAATAATAGAATGGGATGGTGCTGTACACTGGGACGGCAGATCTTATATGGACGAACTTACACCATGGGATGCTACTATTTGTTTAGATGCAGACATGTTGTTCTTAAGAGATTACAGTCATTGGGCAGAATACTTTATTAAGAATAGTGAATTATATATTGCAAATAAAGCATATACATATAGAGGTGATATAGTTACTAATGATTATTATAGAAAATGCTTTACAGCAAATGAATTACCTAACTTATATTCTTTTTATACATTCTTTGTAAAAAACAGTTCAGTAGCAAAAGAGTTTTTTAATCTACAAAGACAAATTATTAAAAACCCTGAACTTTATGCTAATAATTTTTTAGCAAAACACAAACCAAATATTGTAGGTACAGATGAAGCGTTTGCACTTGCATCAAAAATATTAGATATCACTGATGAGATTGCGTATCCTTTAGAATTTCCTAGAGTAGTACACATGAAGGGAATGGTACAGAATTGGCCATACGGTGCAGATGATTGCTACGATCATATAGGATTTTATTTAAACAAACAAGGAAAATTAAAACTTGGTAATTTTGAACAAACTGATATAGTTCATTATGTTAACAAGGAAACAGTCACGCTGGAAACAGTAAACATATTGGAGGAAATAGCATGGCAGAAAAACAAATAGAAATTCCTGATTTCGACGAATGGATTGCAAACTACAAGCATAAGCCTGTGGCATATAATGCAGCATTTGATGTTGAAACAGGCCGTGTGTTATCTGTAGGTCCAGATCATACTGTAAACGAAAAAGAGTTTGAAAATGTTATACCTCTTGAAGCAGATATTGCTGAAAAAATTATATCTAGCGAAATTAGTATGAGTAAATGTTTTATCGATCCTGACCAAGGCGAATTAGAAATTGTTGAAAGAAGAGATTTGTATAAAATAGATGATGTACTACATAGAATTATTGTTAGAAAATATTCAGAGATTAAAAAACCAGACATCTATTTAGAACACAATGCTAAAACAAATATATTGTCTGTAGAACTTAGTGAAGAATATGGCGGAACATACAAACAACAAAAAGGAATTGATGTTGTAAAAAGAAAAATGTTCTGGAATGGCGAAACACAACTTGATTTTACAATTACAGATTATAATGATCCTAATATTGTAACTGATAATTTTAGTGTAACAATTAATGATCTGATTGGTAACAAAGTTGAACTTAAAGAACTTAATATAAACAGGTTCTTTAGCGTATATACAAGACGCTTATTTAAAAACTATATGATTGAGGAAAGATGAAACGGGTAATTGAGTTTGATGTATTCTTTTTGAGTTATGATGAACCTAATGCAGATCTTCATTATGCAGATCTATGTAATAAAGTTCCATGGGCAAAACGTATACACGGTGTAAAGGGTAGCGATCATGCACACAAAGCAGCAGCAGAGCAATCAGAAACTGATTGGGTGTTAACTGTAGATGCTGACAATATTGTGTATCCACAATTTTTTGATATTGAAATAGATATGGACAATCCGGATATAAAAGCATACAGTTGGTGCGGTAGGAATAACGTAAATGGTTTAAGATACGGCAACGGTGGATTAAAACTGTGGAATGTTGATCATGTTAAAAATATGAAAACTCACGAGAACGCTGATAGTGATAGAGCTCAGGTAGATTTCTGTTGGGAAACAGGATACAGAAACTTTCCAAAGACTTTCAGCGATACTGTAATTAATTATAATCCGTTTATGGCGTGGCGTGCAGGATTTAGAGAAGGTGTTAAGATGACACTAGACAACGGATTAAAAGTTCCACCACAAGAAATTGAAAAGCGTATATGGTGGCACAACATACATAGACTAGGAATATGGAGCACAATTGGTAGTCATGTTGAAAATGGACTATTTGCAGTTTATGGTGCAAGACTAGGAACATATCTTACAAATTGTACAGATTGGGACCATATACAAGTAAGAGATTTTGAATCACTACGTGAATTATACAATGAGCAATGTAAACAATATGAAGATGGTGTTGGATTAGAACAAGAAGTAAAACGTTTGGGAACTGAATTAAAAAACCAACTTGGTTTTAATTACCCATATCTAGATGAATCTATGAGCAAATATGTGTTAAACTTATATGAGCAAACTATTGATCTAGCAAAAACGTATTATAGGACTACAGATGATCTATGATTTATTTTATGTCAGTCAAGGCAAAGCAGAACACTGGCAAGAGTTTAAGTCTAGATTCTCCAATGCCCAACTGATTGAAGATGTTGAATCTCTAGATCAAATAAAGCAAAAGACATTAACTAGAATGTTTTGGGTAGTGTGGGATGATATGAAAGTAAAAGATGATTTTGACTTTGAATATCGTGCTACTGAATGGGACCTAGAATACGTTCATGTATTCAAAAATGGCAATCACTTTAATGGTGTTACCCTTATGCCTAAGAATGCTCCAGCATCTAACAAAGAATTCAAGTTCCGATTCTTTATTAACAAAAAAGAAATAGATATAGTAGCCAGCGATCCTAGGAGTATAGGAAGTAGTTTTGATATTGTGTTTATTTCTTACTATGAACCTTATGCAGATAAAAATTGGCAGCGTTTAAAAAGTAGATTCCCAAGAGCAAAAAGAATTTCAAACGTAAAAGGAATTCATCAAGCACATTTAGAAGCAGCAAAAATTGTTGAAAGTGATATGTTCTGGGTAGTAGATGGCGATGCACACATAGTTGAAGAATTTAATTTTGATTACCAAGACCCGGAAATGTATACTGTGCATGTATGGCGTAGTATTAATCCAGTAAATGATTTAGAGTACGGATACGGTGGCGTTAAATTATTACCAACACAGATGACTTTAGACATGGACATGTCTAAACCAGACATGACTACTAGTATTAGCAATAAATTTAAAGCCGTTAACGAACTTTCTAACATAACAGCATTTAATACAAATGAGTTTGAAGCATGGAAAGGTGCATTTAGAGAATGCTGTAAGTTAGCAAGTAAAACTATAAGAGCACAAAACGAACAGGAAACT